GGAAGATCACCTTGGATAGCTTGTAGAGATAACTGGTCTAACGCTACGTCACCTGTAAGTTCCAAATGAACAGGCTTTCGTTCAGGTATAAGGTATTCACCCAGCACCCAATCACCAGTTAAGTCATATGAAGCTCCTACACCAAACTGAATATCTTCAGGTAAACCTAAAGCATTCGTATGTGTAACAAGCGACTTACCACTACCGTCATCAATAGCCCGGTAACCGACTTCACCATCACCAAAGATGCTCCAGCTAGAGATAGTTTGAACGGTATTATCCATGTTCGCACTAGTGTTAACTGTTTCGTTAGGTTGATAGGGATTAGTAATACTTGTGCCATCAGCCAGTTGGTTATGCAACGACCCATCCGCTTGTACGGAAGCTAGGTGGTTTATTGGTTTAACGTTATTACCTATGGATACACGATAGCTATTATCACTCACCCTTTCAGCAGTTAAGGTAGGACGTATTAAGTCCCAAGTTTTACTTGCAAGATCGTCACTATCTAAGCTAACATCGCTGTGTTCAGAGGCTATGCGTAGAGCAAGGAACTGGTTCATCCAAGCTTTCTCCACAGGACCGCCGGGAACAACGAAAATATCGTCATCACTTTGTCCTAAGAAGTCCGCGACTTTCTCCATGTTACCGTTGTCCCAGAAGAAGCTATCAGAATTCATAGATGAGAAAACCTGATCTAAAGATTCCACATCAACGTCCGCAATCAGCTCAGCCCTATGACGTTCTAAGGTATCCTTATCAGTCAGTGCGTTAAATAAAACCTCATTCTCAACATCTATACCTAACTGAAGATTAGCCGCTCCGTTGTCATTAGCTAGGCCATCATATATAGCACCCGCAATTGGGTTGCCGGATAGCATACGTGCTGACATTTCCGGGTCTAACTTATTGAGCTTCTGTAATATTTGAAAGCCTCGCAGCTGAGTGTGCTTGTCTTTAGAAGCAACCATGCCAGAGATAGAAGACTTAACCTTCTTAGATACAGAACCCATCATCCCTTCGTGATTATTAATTGCCATAGCTAAGGTGGAAGACACCGTTGAGAAAGTAGCATCATCTAAGTCAGCGTCTAGGAAGTTAGTAGTAGGGTCCAACAGAAACTTAGATAGTTGATTCTGATTGTAATCTTCCATCTTCATATTACTAGGCTTACCTAGGTGTAAAAGACCCCACCGTGTTAGTTCTGCTTGTTGCTTACCTAACTGTACTGCCTTCTCATCAAGGACAGCCAGTATGCTATTGAAGTTAGAACGGTCACCGTATAGATTGGTAAACTGCTGAGCTTGTAACGTGGCTGCAGCGAGGTCTTCATCACTATACGCGTTTAGCTCTAGAGAGCCTATTGCGGTGCGTAAATCATTAGCTGCTTCATTAGACTCTTGGGTTTGATTTGCTTGGTGTTCAGACCAACCCCGTGCCAACATTTCTGCGGACTTAATAGGGAAACGTTCAGCAAACGTCTGGAACTCTTCACCCTTCTTAATGACAGCTGCTTCAGAAACAAACTTTGAAAGCTGAGGCATCTTGCCATTCTTCTTAGCTGCTTCTATGTAGGTCGATAGTAAACTAGCTGACAGTACAGAATCTGATTTTTCAGGAGCTATAGCACTAAGCATATCGAAGTCGTTCGCAAAGGACGCCGTAGTCATAGGAGTTGTTCGGGACATTATAGAAGAGGTTACGTCTTGGAGGGCTTGTACCCTTATCTCCTTAGCGCGACCTTCAGCCGCCAGAGTTAGGTGAGGCATAACCTTATTATCATAAGCGTTCTTTTTACGCTGCTCTAATAAATCATCACCTGTGTCCTCGTTATTGACATCATAATATTCATCAAGCCCAGAGGCTAAGCTAGAACCATCCATCACATTATGAGTATCAATGACCGAGGTCTTAGCTCCTGTAAATAGACTGTTGGATGAATTGTTAATTATGTTTATATGACTAGCTTCTTTTAACTTGTCACGCTCGTTCCTAGCCTCACTAGCTACGCGAAGCTCTTCAGCCCGTTCCACTTGTGTTAGATCAGAATCAATCTGCTCAACAGCGCCAAAGAAGCTACTGATGGATGCTCCAAGATTACCCACGGCACTAGCTTGGGCTAATCCACCACTCATGATTGATTGGCTATTCTCTGTTGCAAGAGCACGTCCCTTGATTTGTACTTTGGCTGTAGCCCCTGCTCGTGTTTGAAGCTGGTTGTTACTGCGTCCAGAACGAGTCGTGCGAGCACCAGAACCAGTGTTTGATAATTCAGGCATCTACCGCCTCCTATGATAAGTCGTTGTTTAAGCCGTTAAGCTGATTGTTATATTGTTTTGTCTTAGCAGTGGCTTTACCATAGCTAGACATCCCGCCTGTTATAGATCCAATAGCATTTGAGTTAGCGTTAGCTACCGCAGCTGCACCTTGGTTATAAGCGAGTGTTGTTTGATTTAGGTACCCCATCTTCCCTGCTCGCTTGTTAGCCTGCAGTGATTCGATTTGGTTACCTCTACTCGTATTGATGCGTGATACATCCATACCTGTTGTATAAGCTGAGTCAATTGAAAGACCTGCTATGGAAGAAGAAGAAGCACCTGTCTCACCCATTAGTACAGTCAGCGCACCAAGCTCTCTATTAGCTTGACGCACTCTATCGTGTACCTCCGAGTCGTAAATCTCATGAGACTCCCGCTGTAAACGGTTGTTCTCTAGATAAACAAGATCAAGGTTTTTCTCTTCTGCCGCATAAGCACGTTCCGTAGACTCACTAGCTATCTTTGCCTGTTGAGCGGCTGAGGCTAAGCCTGCTACTGCCGAGGCTATAATTGCTGTGATGCACATAGTTACTCCTGTCGAGTCATCTCGTTAAAGAACCCTTTCCACTTTGCGCTTGTAATTGTGCATGGCAGATATGTTGGGTTAAGGATTTTAATAATTGCTGTACTGCCTTGTGATCTAACAGGGGCATCAAAAACACCGCTTAATAGATTAGGAGAGGCTTGGATTAAACCACCCACGGTTGAGCCATTAAACGTAAACGTTCGGGGTGTACGTTTGTGGGGTGTTACTTCAACCTGCAAGAACGCTGAGTCCTTATAATCGAAGTAGATACGTTTGAGCTGTAGCCTACCTGTCGTAACTGTAGTGTCGTCATTACCTTCTCGGATAAACTGTTTGGATAGTTCAACCGACATGAGGTAGTTATTACCTATGTAGATAGGGTTACCGGTTTGATCCCCAGTTGATATAAGCGTATTACCGCTAACACCTGTGGTTGTAATTAAACGACCTTTCAGGTTACTAGCTGCATTCGCTGTATCAACAATAGCTACCGTGTTTTCAGTTATGGGATACTGACTAACATAGCTGGTGGTATTAGCGACAGAATCATAAGTACCTGTGATGTGCTGTAACGAATCCAAACGTAGAGGATACTTAAAGTGCTCAGGTTTCTCGTCACCGTTAAGTGACATCTTCTCAATAGCCACTACACCATTACGGGATAGCACAAGGAATAGATCGCCACCTAGAGTAGTAACACTATGTATTACCGTATTCTCACCAAACGTCCACTTACACCAAGCCGATTGGGCCTTTTCATCACCGGACCAAAAGGTCTTATAGACATAGATGGAGGAACGATCTGCACCACTCAAAGCTAGAATGGTTCCAGTTACAGTATCCCCAACTAAATGGGTGATAGGAGCTGGTACATAACCAGAGGCATGTATTAAGACATCGTTAGCTGTATGACCTACCGAGGTATCACTGTAGTAATACTCAAATAGAACGGCGCTACTACCACTACGCGAAGCAAAGTACAGCTCATCTCTAAAGCCTATAGGCCTGCATAGTGATTCAGCGGTGTACATTGTTGCGATATCTATAGTTGTAGCTGAAGGGGTTAAGGCTGCATTAGCGGATAGTTCAAACTGAGCGGTGTCTGCAGAACAGAATAAAGCCTTGCGGAAAGGAACAACAAAACGGATTAGGTTAACCTGTGAGCTAGAAGCTGTTCGACCAAAAGCATCAGAGTCTATAACTTGCGCTACGGTCTTAGGCCAGAAGTTTGTATAGTCACTAGCCTGTGAGAAGAACACTGTCTCGTCAGCTACAAGACCTAGTCGGTTACGGAAGAAAGTAATGTCTGATATTTTATGTCCTACGAAATCAGGCGTAGGTATTAAATCAGCTGGTAAGATTGCCACTTTAGGTTGGGCATTCTTTACCCTGTCTTCAGCAAAGACCGTAAGGCCTACTAGATCGCCTACTTGTGCTCCTTCAAACACCATACCATTAACATCTGGAGAGTCTAAGTCAGGGTCATCATCACTAATAGTTCCTACAGATGAAGCGTACACATAAATGTTGAAAGTCTGACTGTTGGTTGTTCCGTCAACACTAACCGCGCTAGCTGTTATTGGGTGTGAAACATTTGTAGTGGCATTGAATAAAGCCGGGTCAGCAACAGTAACTAAACCGGTAGCTGCATCGATAGCAAACCGACCACCAGCATTATCCGTCAAACTGTAAGTCACGTTTGGTGAGGAATAATAATCTGGATCTATGGTAGGACGTTTAGTGTATAGAGTTGAAGGTTTAAAGGTGAAGGTTGCGTCAGCCTCGCGCACCAATACGTGAGGCATAGTGGTTGCATCAAACACACCATCGTCTGACATAGCTACAGTTACCTGCTTGTTAGCTATAAGGGTGTGGTCAGCGATAGTAGTGAAGGAAAAGTCTTGAGAAGGTGTAGCAGCCTCTAGGTAAGTTGTACCTGAAGGGGTTGTTACAACCATCTGATTGCCTGCTACATCATAGACGTAGATAGTTCCGTTACCCACCATGACTAGATACTTTTCGGCAGCGTCTCTTTCGTAGCCATAGAGTGCGATGTCACTATCATTTACTACTGTGTTTTTTAAGTGCTGAGTACCCGGCCTCTTAGAGAACCCGCCTGAGACTACAGAGAAAAGTACATTCTCAGCTTCCTCTACCTGACCGGGTAAGCGTACAGTACTTGGTTGACGACTTACGCCTTGGTACATAGTGCGGAGGGTTTGTTCGACCAGTTTACCCATGATTATCTCCCAGCTAGTGGATGGTTACGGCCTATGATGTAACGACAATAGGCGCTATCAGTTAAGGCATTAGAATCTTCAGCTTCAGCCTCAGAATCCATTAAGGAAGCATAAGCTTCTTGCTCAGCACGTACGGCAAATTGGTCAGCAGCTACGGAACCTAGTTCAGATTCTTGAAAGCGTCTTGCGCCTTTAGCTGTGATGTACAGTTGAAGTTCGGGAGTTAAGTCCCCGATGTCTCGCTCCCACACAATGTCTACGGTGACTGAGCCAGTGAAGATGAATGTGTGATCTGCAATATTGTAAAGGTGAGATTGATTTAGATACTTACGGACGGTGACGTTTATCGCTCTGTCCTTACCTACGGTATCAATCCGTAAAATGTCTGACGACAAGGGAATAGTTTGGTTGGCAGTAATTGCCATAGAGTAATCGCGTTCAAGGTTACACAGCCAACCTTTGGCTTGTACTTCGCGGGACACTCTGTTGAGAATACGTTCTGCTGCTTCTGCATCAGGCAGGCCAGAACTTAAAGATGATACTGGATCTTCGCCAATTGATTCGAGGATCTGATTGACGGCATCGAGTTTCGTGAACATAAGAACCTCATATAAGAAAAAAAGCCCCACCCGAAGGTGAGGCTTATAGCTCTAACTAATTAGAACCTGGGGGGTGGACTACGAAGTTAATTCGATAGCGCACTCTGGACGTAGAGTACCGTGGCCTGTCAACATCTTGGCAACCAAGAAGTCTTCTAGACGGCGAGTATCACGCTCTGATTCAAAGCCAATATCCATTAGCTTAACTGTCGCAACAGCATCAGCAGTCCAGATAACACCTTGAGTAGTGCTGTAGTTTTCGCGGTACTTTGCGTACACGCTAGTATCTGCAGTTTCGTCAGAGTTAGGCATGTTCAAAGACTTAACGATCTCAACACCATCAATGGTAAGAGAGTCAGCACGGCCTTCAACACCACCAGCTCCACTGTGACGTAGATCGGCATCAAGTACTAAGTACTGACCGTTTGCGTCTTTAGCGAACTTGATCTTGTTGAAGGTTTCAGCAGATACAGACATGTAACGCTTCTGCTCTTCAGGAACAGACAAGTTGAAGAACTTAAGGTTAGCTAGACGGATCGCATCGATCCACTCAGCGCCAGTAGAGGCTGCGCCTAAACCAACAATAGTGTCACCACCGGGGAATGGACCATCACCAGCAGTACGAGCAGCTTTGATGATTTGACGGAATACGTTCTTGTCAAATACGCGAGCCAAAGCACGACCCATCTGAGCAGAATACTCAGAACGCACATCGAAGTGTGACAACATAGAATCGATGTCAGCAATTGCAGTGTGAGATACTAAGATGTCATCGATAGTGATGGCGATTTCGCCTGTCTCGATGTCAGTACCCATAAGCTCCTGACCCGGAGTATGGTATTCAGCAGTCGCTTTCCAAGTCTTAGGGAAACGGAATGAACGCTGACCGCCGCCTACAGTTTTGACGTTATGCTTGTCAAGAGTAACTGTAGCCATGTCGAAGGCAGTAAGTACTTCACCACCAAATACGTCTAAGAATAAACCGCGATTGTCAGCGGGTGAAGTTTGTCCAGCACCAAAGCGTGATGGTGCAGATGTAACGCTAGAAATAGCCATGATAATGCCCTGTAATAAATAGAATTTAATGTGTGTCCCAAGACGGGACGATATAGATAGATGTGTAGAAAGGTTTTAAGGTTGTAGCCGCTACAAGGATTGTCTGTCGTAACAGGTCAATGCATAGGTACTTCTCACGAGCGCACGGAATTAACCCACATAAACTAGCCTAGTCATGTCAGGGTGTTGGGTGTGCGACCGTATCGGGGGCAACGCTGGCTTGGCGCTACCTTAGAATAGGTGCCTCCCGAAGGAGGCGGTATGACCTAGCTGTGATCTAGGTCGTAGGTGGATACAGACATCTTGTCGATGACTGTCTGTCGGAAGGTAGGATTGGTACGATATTCAGCGTTAGCCATATCCTTCTTCATCTCTGCTCGTGAACGGTAACCCGTAGCTGAGTTACCCACTTCATTGCCTACCATTAAGTTAGGCTCTGATGTATGCCCCATGCGGGACTTAATAGCGTCAACAGCCATCTTCCAGTTTGCTCCATTTAGCGTATCGTTGTACGCTGTTTTCTCGTCAGCATTAAGGTTGTTCTCAGCCCATGCGTTAACCTTATTCCACTCTTCTTCACCGCCCACATAGTCGAGGGCTGATTTGGATTCATGCTCCATACGGAACTTTAAGTTCTCGACATAAGAGTCAATAAGATTAGCGTCTACGCCTTGAGCAACGAGAGCAGCTTTAGCATCATCGCTTAAACTACCGTCTTGCTGGATTTGCTGTACTAATGAGTCAACGTCCAGACCTGCCTTACTTACGACATCCTTTGCCGCTTCATCTGAAGGATCGCTAGGTTCGTCTTTAGTAGGATCAGTGCCTTTATCGTCATCAGCTGGAGGCGTATCTTTGCCTTGACCCATGCGATACTCAAGTTCTGCCGCATGTGCTTGCCAGTTGTACTCACCTGTCTCAGCGTTGTAGAACTTGTCCTGTCCGTTATCCGGTTTAGGAGCGGTTGGGGCTGAGTCTACATTATCACTTGAGGGTTTTCCGTGACCCTGTTTGAATTCGTCAGCTTTTTGCTGATTGTATTCATCTGAGCCGGGTACGGGTTTTGTTGTTGTGTCTGTCATTAATTATCCTGTGAGTCGAGGAGGCTTACGCCCCCTGTTCTACCATTTGTTGAGCCATTGCAGCACCACCAGCTTCAGCAGCTGAGCCTAAGCCCTGCTCCATCTGTCGGCTTTGACGCTTCTGAGCCACTTCTTCTTCTGTGTTAACAGCATCCTCAAGGGATAGACCATTAAAGGCTTTACCTAGCAGCTTCGCCCAACGTACATAGTCGAGGATTTCTGGAGGTAGTCCTTGTAGGAATTGAAGAGCTGAGCCTACACGCTGAACGTCTTGCTCACGACCTAGACTTTCTAATCCTGTCAGAACGGTTGGTTCAACTACGCCTTCAGGCCATGGTGGTAACTTACCCTGCTTCTGCATTTGAGTGATGAGACGATTAAGACGAGCTGATTGCATATCACGAGATAGCATAGAGAACGCTCCACCTAGGGAACCTTCTAACTCTTCAGCCATCATCTTAAGTTCATAAGCTGTAACGCGTTCGCCTTGGCGTTGGACGCTAGAGTTCATCAAGAACGCCGAAGCAATCTCTTGTTTCTTCTCAGCCAGTTCAGCCTTAGCTACTTGAAGTCCCGGTGCGTTCTGATATGCAAGCATCCCTATATCTTCAGGGTTGCCTACTACATACTCACCGTTTTCAGCTTTAGCAATACGCCTGCGTAGGTTAAGACCACCAGCAGCGTTAGGACGTATCATCATGATGTGTCGTGAAGCCAAGGCTGCACCGTCAAGCATAGCCTTAGACAAACCGTCTACAGCCATGAGGTCGCCTAAGTGTTCTTCACACTTGCCTCGTCCGTAATCTTCACCTATTACAGCAGTCCAACGTAATGCGTTGAACGGACACACATCATAGACGCCTACAGAATCAGCAACCTTTGTGCCACTAACTTCCTGATGAACTTCATACCCTTCGTTCGTCTTCTTACAAGACGTGAATATTGGAACACGTTGTGTTGGGGCATCTTCAGCCTTCAACATGGAGCGAACAGATTCGGGTAAGTTAGTAGGAGAGAAGTACTCTTCAATGATGATCTCAGTCACATCACCTGTCATGTCACGCACAACAACGTACTGGTCTAATCGGAAGACGCGAATACGGTTATCAGGAAGTACCTGCTCTAAGGCGTTACCTGTAGTAATAAGATACTGAAGAGTAAGGTGTGTAGGCTGACGCCACTGTTTTCGTTCAATCTCGTTACTGATTGCCTTTTCAGATAGGGCTAGACCACGTTCAGTTTCCTGATCGGTTTCCAGCTGACCTTCTTGGATTAGGATTTCAGACGGAATTTGTAAACGAAACGAACTCATACCCGGTGGGTACATAGCAATCATTAAGCGGGAAGCTAAGCTCACAACGGCACGAGCACCTAGGCCTTGATAAGGCGCAGGCAATACTGTGTGAGAGTTGTGACCCTGTGGTGGTAATAGTGCTGGTATTGTAATAGCCGAACACTCTCGCGCACGAGTAAGGAAAGGCTCACGCCTACCCTTTAGAGACTCATAACGAGCTTGGGTTGTTTCAGTCATACCCTACCCCTATAGACTCAAACCGCTGCCACCACCGCCAGACTTACCTGAACCACCTAGATAGGAGCCAAGCTGAATGCGGAAAGATTTGCGGTTCTTTTGTTTAGCTAATGATTTATTACCTTCAACCGCTGCTGTTTCAGCATCACGTTGAGATTTTGATTTAAGTTTTTCAGGCTTCTGAAGAATTGCCTTGGGAGCTTCTTTAGGCTTAGGCGGTGCAGATGGAGATCCGAAGCACATTATTCGTCCCCTTCTTTCTTCTTAGCCTTAGCTGCTTTAGCTTGCTTAATTGCTTGTTCAGCAGCGGCTTTACGCTCTTGTTCAGCTTTTGTACGACTGTGTTTAATAATTCCCATTAGAATTGATCCTTGTATATTGATGACCGGAGTGTGTAAAGCCAGCTGCCTCAAACAACCTACCTGTCTCCTTTAAGAATAGACCTGTGGTTATACCTAAGTTAATGCGTGTAGCACCTAGATCTTCTGCCCACTTCTGGTATTTCTTAATGAGACGTAATGCAGCCATGCTTCCCCTATGCTCTGGTAGAACATAAAGGAATAGGTCACATGTAGTAGTGTCTGGGCCGAAGTATTCTTGAGTAGCTACCGCTCCTAACATGCCGATGATACGACCATCTGAGTGTGTAGCTACGAGTATTGTTGCGAGTTCGGGGTGTGCGACTGCCAAGTGGCATAGGTCTAAAAGCTTCGCCTCATCTAGAGTTAGGTCCTTATAGACAGGACTTTCTTGATGCATGAGTGAAGCCATCCTGAGCATAGGAGCGAAGTCGTTCTTAATGCATAGGCGTACTTGGGGTTTCATCAGCCTCCTCCTGCCAAACCATTAGTTCATCAATCAGCTCACGCATACCGGCATAACGATGAGCACTAATCTCAGACTCGTTGTAAGCCACACAGCGTGGTGGGTAATGTTCATGTAGAAGAACTAGTAGTTCGCGGGAAGATAGGGGGAATAATGGAAGATCTAACTCTTCGTTTTCGTTACTCATTTTGATACCTCTGGCATGAGCGCCGACAATTGACATAAAGAAAGCACTAACGAAGGGGGAATCTCCGATAGTGCTATAAGGGGGGGGAAGTGTCCGTGCATATCACGAATGCGGTAAGTCGCTACCTAACTCTAGAGTTTGCCCACTAGAAGGTTCACTCCCAAAATCTTTAACTCATCAAAGCTTCCCAACTAACAGGGAACAGCTGAGCCATGATGTTGGATACTTCTTGAGACAGCTCTTGGATTTCTTTCTGAGCGTGAGGGTCAAGACGTTGTTTACAGAACCGGGCGTAGGCAGCAATGGAGCCTGTCCAATACCAACTCACTTCCATACCTTGCGGCAATATAAAGCGGGCTTGTTCCGGACACATACCACCGGAGATAGCGGTGTCATAAGCGTCCATACACATGGTGTAGACAGTCTTAAAACTACTACGCCAGTATCGATTAGCGATGGGATGCATATCCTCACCAGAGCCTTGTTTCACGCTACCTTCAGGAGCCTTACGGAACTGTTCAGGAGTGTAGAAGCTAGGCATAGAACTGATATACCTACGTGACTCTTCATTCTCAGAGAAGCCAACCTTATGTTTGAAGCACTGAGTCCTAATAGGAACAGGTGCATTCATTCGTAGGGTCACTGAGGTGTGAGCAAAGGGAGTCCAGTGATTGTGATTAGCGAGGTAGTTTATTAACCCTGTATCATTCTCAGCGTTAAACTCAGTTGCATCAGCTGCAAAGGATACACGCGCTGCTCTAACAACAGAGGCATCATTGCCCATGTGGTCTATGTACTCAGTGTTCATCGGTTCTGTTCCTGTTCTTCTTCGTACATGGTAACTGCCTCTTTATAGCCTTCCCAATCACAGACGCCACAAGCATCCAAGCACTCAAGGAACTCACTGTCTTTCTGTATGGAGTTCAAGTAGGCGCTATTGATAGTTGTCACCTTTGGGCGGCAGTCGATGTTAGTCACCTCAGTTGAGGGACTCACTCCGAGCTTTACTCTGTCCTTGAACAAGCCATCCCAACCAGTTCGATAGGCATCACTAGGAACGCCTGTCTGTATGGGTAAGCCAGTAGCTTCACTTATAGTCTTAGTCATTACTTATCCTGATTAGCAATTAGAATTCGTTCAGAAAAGAAGCACATCTTCTCGGCATCATAACGAGCGTTGTTACCCTTCTTCTCCTTACCTTGACGGGAGGCAGCTGAACGCCACAACGCTTTGAATACATTACCTTCAGCGAAGGTCATATTTAGGGATTCAATGATGTCGTTACATTCAGCTGTATAGCCTGTAGGTAGAGTGGTTGGACTACTTACAAATGCCCGGTAGTAGTTTGAGCTACCACCGGTATGCTCTACGCTAGAGGGTTCCATTGAGAGCCTCCGCTCGTCCTATCTTGCGTTGAGTCCACATAGCAACCTGCATGATCTCACTAGGAGAACAGTCAGACTTCATACGATTAGCTCGCATGCTTATGACGGCAGTGTTATCAGGTGTATAGCCCTTGCTTGGATCTAAACGATCTAACGTTGCGCTGTTGTGTGTACCACCGGATGTACCACCCGCACATAAAGGTATGCCCAGAACAGGACACGATTCAGGGATGTTTAAATCCTCTGCAGTTATGGAAAACTGAATGCCTAAACCACCTGCCCGGTACTTGGCGTTAGACCACATTGATTTCTTATGCTCTATCGAGCCGAACTTATACTTAATAGCCATCTATAAACCTTCTCTGTCAAATGCTCTAATCCACATAGCACACGCATCTGAGCGTACAATATCGTCCATTCCAAATTCGATAACAGGCACTGGTAACCCTTGGGTTTTGACCAATCTAATAACTGTTTCTAATCCGGATGTGACTTTGATATCACGCTGCTTAACGTCGCCGTTGATTACAACTGTCGAGTCCTTACCGACACGGCTTAGGAACATCTTCATTTCTTCTGGGGTAGTGTTCTGAGCTTCATCAAGAATGACGAATGCCTTATCGAATGTACGACCACGCATAACCTCAAAGGGTACAATCTCAATAGCCTTATGCTTCAGGGCCACATCGTACTGTCCTCCACCTAATCGCTTACGAATGATGTCAGTGAATGGAACAACCCAAGGTCCGATCTTCTCCTCCATCGTCCCCGGAAAAAAGCCCAATGACTTAGATCCAGTTACGTTTGGACGGGTGAGAACAATCTTATCGATCTGTCCTAGACGATATAGATCAGCCGCTACTGTAGAGGCGATGTAGGTTTTACCTGTACCTGCTGGGCCTAACACTACAACCTGTTCAGCCGTCATAAGAGCTGCCATATAGTCAGCTTGCATATCCGTCTGAGGTCTTAGTGGTGGAACCGCGTGACGCTTCTCATCTAGAAACTTATCTTGTACTTCCCTATTAGGCTTCTTACGACCCTTACGTTCTTTTCGCATTACCATCCCCATGATTCACCTGTCATACCATCTGCACTGTAGTCAGTTACACGACCTTCAAAGAAGTTCTTGAAGCTGTCGCCATTTAATACCCAATCTAACCAAGGTAGAGGGTTCTCTTTAATAGCCCAGTTAGCTTTGAGTCCTAGATTTACGAGTCGCCTGTCTGCGATAAACCTAATATATTCCTTAACCTCACTAGCATTGAGGCCTTCCATAGGACCCAGTTCAAATGCCAGATCAATAACCTTATCCTCCAACGCAACGGCAGTGCGGTACATCTCGTAGATAGAAAGTTTAAACTCATCAGTAACTACCTCTGGGTTTTCATTGATAAACACACGGAACAATTCAGTCATACCAGCAACATGAATTGTCTCGTCTCGAATGGACCATTCAACTATTTCGCACATGCCTTTAAGCTTTCCATAGCGTTGGAAGTTCAAGAGCATTACGAAGGCAGAGAACAAGGACATCCCTTCATTACAGACTGTCTGAGCAATAGCCTTAGCTAAGCCTGACTTAGTGTCTGGGTCGAAGTTCTGCATGAACTCAATCTTCTCAGCCATCGCATCGTATTCAAGGAATGCGGTGTACTCAGATTCAGGGAATCCAAGGGTGTCGTTGAGAAGAGCGTAAGAGCGCATGTGGATAGTCTCTCGCTGGGCGAAGGACAGCATCATCATCCTAGCTTCGTTGTTCTTAATACGAGGTAGGAATACATCCACATAACTACCTCCAACTATCACGTCAGATTGCGTGAATAGCCGAAGGATTTGGGTGATGAAGTTCTTCTCAGACGGGCTAATCTTTCCAGACTTCCACTGAGTTACATCTTCATTTAAGTCACATTCCCACTCACCCCAATGGAGCTTGTCATGTTCAATTGCTTGATTGACGAAGCTGGCATAGGAGAAGGGTTTGTATGCTAGTGATGGGGTTAGTAGGCTCACTGATTATTCTCCCAAGGGTAAGCCCAACCATCAGCAAGCCCTAAGATTTCGTAGCCTATGACTTCATAGGGAAGGTTACAACTAACCCAAATCTCTTCACTAGCATGTACAGGAAGTACACTTAGCGCAGGGTCACGATAGATAGGCATTACCTTAAACCCTTCTGGCAAAGGACAATCACCACCATCATGGAACATCTTGTGGTTCATGCGTGGGCGGCAGTGTTCCCACGGTATCCATCTAGTGTCCAAGAAAGCACCTCCGTGGACTACGTCATCTAGCTGGGATATACCCCAAACCTTAGCATCATCACTAAACTCACAATCAATCCCACTCTTAATCAAGTGAGACATATCGATGATTTTCTTGGCTGGTTTGATACGCCAGTTCTCGGTATTAGAATTAAAATCAGGGCCACCATCAGTATCGAACCATGCACCGCTATTGTATTCTGCTTTATAGCCCCTAGCCCTATAACCATAATGCTCTTCTAACTGTGCTGCTGTGAATTTACTCATAATATTACCCTTGACACGACAGGCACTCATCATCATCAACAGCGTAGTCAGTAAGAGCTACACGAGTTGGCTTGAAGCTGACAGTATCAGCCTTAGCACCTGCGCTTGTACGCAAGTAATAGAGTCCTTTAAGTTTCTTGTTGAAGGCACGAAGGTGTACCTCATTGACGTAAGCCTTATCTGTCCCAGCTGGGAAGAATAGGTTCACGGATTGACCTTGGCAGATGTATGGTTGACGTTCTGCTGCATGGTCTACTACCCATCTTTGGTCTAGCTCGAAAGCTGTCTTGTATATTTCTTTATCCCAAGCATCCATCCACTTTAAGTGCTGTACACTGCCTTCATTTAAGATGACTGACGTCCACTGTTCTTCCACCCAGACATTAGAACTAAGATGCCATAACTCAGCATGTTTCTTAATGACTTTATCAAGGTAAGGGTTACGGACAAGGTGAGCACCTACACGGGTACGGTGAGTAAACGCGTTGGACTTCAAAGGTTCTATGGACGCTGAACATCCAGCAATGATTGAAGAGTTAGCATTAGGAGCTATAGCCATCAGGTGAGAGTTACGTACACCTTCAACATCAGGACATGCACCACGCTCTTCAGCAAGGTGGACTGTGGCAGCCTTAGCCTGTGCTTTGATATGAGTGAACATGTCAGTGTTGTACGAGGTAGCCATTGGAGATTCCCAAGGAATGCCTGCACGTTGTAACGCTGAGTGGAAACCCATAGCACCTAAGCCTAAGCTACGTTCCTGAGTAGCACTGAAGACTGCCTTGCGGAGTTCTTTAGGTGCGTGGAAACAGAAGAAGCTAATGACGTTATCAAGCATCTCGATTAGGTCAGCCACCATAGTGGTGTTCTTCCAGTGTTCGTAATGCTCTAGGTTCACACTAGACAAACAACACACTGCTGTACGTTCTGCTGAAGTAGGTAGGTGTATCTCATTGCACAGGTTTGAACCGTGAATGGATAAGCCTTTCTCTTTCATAGCTGGTGGTAGATGCCTGTTAGCCTCATCAATGAAGTTAAGGTAAGGCTCACCTGTACGGAAGCGCGTTTCAATCAGACGTTCCCATAGGTCACGAGCAGGGATTGTGTCCCGAACTGTTTGGTCATTAGGGTCTACAAGATCCCACTGACCGCCAGCGTTCACAGCATCCATGAATGAATCAGGGATGTTCACTGCGTTGTGAATATTGAACGCCTTACGGTTAGGGTCACCACCTGTAGGTACACGGATGTTGATGAACTCAATGATGTCTGGGTGGCTGATGTCCATGTAGGCAGCGTAAGAACCCTTGCGAGTCTTGCCCTGTCTGTAGGCAGTCATGTCACTATCGACAGTCTTCAGGAAAGGTATCGGACTAGGAGCAACGTCACTAACGCTGCGGATGTCAGACCAATGACCGCCCACTCCACCACCTTTAACAGATAGCCATCTAAGTTCGGTGCTATGTCCGATAAGACCGTCCAAGCTGTCAGGCACGTAACTAAGGAAACAACTAATAGGTAGTCCACGGACTTTCTCTCCTTGCGCTGGGGCATTAGATAAGATTGGTGATGAAAACATGAACCAGCCTTTACTGGCATAGTCATATATACGTTGTGCTAACTCGTAGTCGTTACGACAGAATGCAGTAGCGGCACGGGCATATGCATCTTGTGGGTCCTCACCCTCACGACAGTAGTAGTCAGTGAGTAAGGTATGAGCTTGCTCTGAGAGAAGTTCGTTGCGTGAGTAATCAACCGTGATTAGCATTTATCCAATCCTCCACCGTTTTCTTATCTTTGAAGCCAACCAACCGAGAACCATCAGCAGTATTAATAAGTGTAGGAACGCTACTAACACGGTGGTCAATAGCCGATTCCATATCTTTACCAATATCAATTTCATCGTACTCAACCATCATCTTGTCTAGGAGGACAGACATTGCGTAACAAGGGGAACACCCCTCGGTATAAAATTTTATAATCATTTTTCTTCGTCCTTCTCGTCTTCTGTTTCGGCAATGCCAGGATTTAATAATAGGTCCATCAGATAGAAGCCAAACAGAGTTAAGCCTGCCCATGTGACTGCCTGTACTAGATCACCTAGTGCGTTAAACAAGTGCTCCATCTGCTTCTCCTTCTAGCTCCAACCAATCGTGACCATTAGGTCCCCATAGTTTGATGCGGTGGTTTTCTAAATCGTAATCATCGTGTCTTAGGATTCGGGCCATACGTGTGTTGAGTAAGGCTTCTTCTACGGTCTGTTCTTTCTGACGGTACAGTGAGATAACTGCCTCCCACATTTCAGCAACACTGTTGCAGTCAGCAAGAGCAGCTTCGGCTTTCTTAGGGCCTATGCCTTTTGCTCCGGCATAACCATCTGTCTTGTCACCCATAAGCGTCTGAACCATCCACGCGTGATCCGCACTGAACTGACGGATAAGCTGTGGGCGTTTCATTTTGTAGGGGTTGAACAACTTACATGGGATAGTGAGTAGGTCTTTATCAATTGTGATAACGACAGACCCCTTAAGCCTAGGCATGCTTCCGTAGATACCCATCACATCGTCAGCTTCTAGTCCTTCGATACGACTTACACGGTAGTTCTTTTCCAGATGCTCAATCACTTTGTTGTAGACAACAGGTTTGTCCACGCCCTTACGATTGGCCTTGTACTCAGGGTTGATAACCTTACGGAAGTTACCGCCATTCTTAGGGCTTAAACAAAGGATAGGTTTCTTAACGCGAGCACCATGCATCCACTCAGCTATGAGTTTGTCTGCGTTGCGACAGGCCTTACGACTATCAACTACTATTTCATCATCCCAGTTCTCTTGAGCTGAGATTGCGCTGCGAAAGGCGATGATGTCGCCGTCAATTAATCCGTACATTATTCATCCTCAATGATAGAAACATCTTGGACTTTCATGTTGAAGTTCTCATCGTCTTCAGGGGCTTCAAAGAACATAGCCATAGCACCCTCGACTGCTTCGTCTTTAGATGAGGCGTAAACTGCTATGTCTTTAGTGATGCTAAGTTCGATTGTTACGTTATAGGTATTCATTTAGTGGGTATCCTTCCAGTTGTTTCCAATTTCATAAGCTCCTGCAAGCTCACAATTCATGTTTAAATTTTCACCAGCTTCTTTAATGCCTTGAGCAAACAGTTTGCCAATAGCATCAGCGTGAGCGGGACGTACCGACATCTGCACTTCGTCATGGACGTTGGCGCAGTAGTCGAAGGTTTTAGGGTAGTAGGTGGTAGGGTCTACATGTCCTTCACGGACACAAAGGACAAAGTGAAAGTGGGCTAGAGCCTCCTTCATAACTACAGCTCCATCGGACTGCAGCAAACTATTTAATGATGAGTGTTCTGAGGTTGAAATAATGGCTCTACCATCAGCACTCTTAAGGTAACTCTGCTCACGGGTACGCTTCTTACATAGCTCAGTAAGCTTATCTAAGCCTTTGATACCCTTGGCTAGGTCATCACGAATACGCTTACCAATTCCCGGCAACCGACCCTTCTTAATAACACCGTGCTTCTTCCACGCGGACACATAGATCTGCCCTAGGTTAGGGTTACCTGAACCATATAACGTGGCGTAAATTAGTGTCTTACTAGAATCGCGGTCGGGCATACCTGCTGCCTTCATGGTGCGACTGTGAGCATCCGTACCTAACGCTTTGTCACCGTAGATAACGGCTTTGGCATAGGCACCTTTGTCCCAGAAGAATAGTCTGTTAGCTAATCCTCGTAACTCCAGACCCTCAGCGTCACAACCAACAAGCTTATCGCCTGTGTTGGCAGTCCAGACCTCACGCATTCGGAGGTCCTTCTTGTCCACTTGAGCTACGTTAGGAGAGAAGTGAGACATACGGTGGGTACGTGCGCCACATTGGTTAACACGACCATGAATACGTCCATTCTTTTCTAGCTTCATCCACGCATTAGCACCCTCAGATACCTGACCGAGCTGCTTACTGATTCGTAAGTAGCGATTAAGGATGGCAGCTTCTGGGTACTCAAGGTTCTTCAAGGTAGCCTCATTAATCTGAGGGATACCAGAGGGTGTAAGCTTGACGGGTTGCCAATCTAGGTGAGCCTTACTGATACGGTAGGTACACTGTGGGCGTGAGCCGGGGTTGAAAGGTTGAAGAGTAATCTTGGTGTATGGAACACCTTTAGTAACTCCCCTTCCCTTGTTTCCAACCTTCGGTACAGTGACTTCTACTTGATTCCACTGTCTCAACGTCCAGTCCCATGTACCCTTCTCAGGGATAATCACAGGCGTGAACATCTCTTGTAGCCCCCGCTCAATGTCAAACTTCTCACCTGACAGTTCAATGTAGAGTTCGGTTAACTTAGGCATGTCTAACTTAAAGCCGTGCTGCTCCTGTAGGTGGAGACAGAATGCGACCTTGTGTTCCAGCTTGACGGCGGGACGCCAGTCCACTTGCTTCAGCTTGAACCACCCTAGTAGCTCCTTCTGCAGACGCTTGTATACTTTCATGGTGACAAGTACATCTTGGTTGCAATAGGTTCCCATCATGGGATGCCACTTGGAGAAGTCAGAGAAGTCCATCTTCGGGAACCCAAGGTCTTCACCCCACGCTGCTAAGGCGTGGGAACGTCTGTCAGGGAAGAGCATCTTCGATAGAACCAAGGTGTCATACACTTGGTCAAACCGTAACGTGTTAGGGACGATCATGTTGATAGCATGAAGGTCATACCCTAGACCGTTATGAAATACTACGCGGTCTGCCGTAGCCAATAACGCATAGCCTTCTGCTAGCGGAGGAAAGCCCGGCTGGTCTGCATAACATGTAATTTCTTCGGTCTTAGGGTCGCCAACTGATAGGCACCAGTGGCGATTAATAGTGTCAAGAAGGCCGTTGGCCTCCAGATCTGCGACAAGTACTTTCATTTTGAATCCTTTTAGAACGGAACATCGTCACCCCCATCATCGAAGTCACCAAAGCTAGTAGGAGCCTTACTCTCCGGGGCGGGTAGTAGGCGTCCAGTAACTAGGTTGTATTCGTTGAGATCAGCCTCCCCAAGGTCACCGAATTCACGGTTCTTAAGGACACGGATGCGTGATTGGTCAGGGTTATCCCCTTGTTGGTCACGCTCTACGGCAATAATGTTGTCTGATAATTGTTCCAGTGATGCTGAACCACGCAGATCCTGCAGGGTTACTCGACCACCTTCGTTATATGATTTACGGCCACCATCGGGACGCTTAAGATGGGTGATAGCAATTAAGCCAACACCTGTTTGTTCTACCAGACCACGCAATGCGGTCATGAGTAGGTCAATGTCCTTCCGCTCACCCTCACCACTAGACTTTTGTCCAGACACAACGATTGATATGTGATCCAGAATAAGGAAGTCACAGTCCAAGCTAGTAGCCATGTACTTAAGTTTTGATATGAGGTTTGCTGAGTCGATGGAGCCAAAGTGGTCATAGAAGTATTGGGTTTTAACCACTTCATCTAATGACTTCTGGTATGCAGTTGGTGTGATGCAGTTAGGCTCCTCACGCAAGCGGCCCAAGGGAACATTGTTATCTATTGCAATGTAACCGTGTGCTGTCTTGGTGTAGGACTCTTCAAGGAACACGTTGCCAATCTTAAGGCCGTGCTCTTTAACGAGGTGGTAGCCTATCTCCCTAGCGAGAGTAGACTTACCAATGCCTGATCCGGCAGTCATGAGGGTTAGCTCACGCTTACGCAGACCATGTAACTTCTTACCTAATTCAGGATATGGAATTGAATACCCCGGCTTTACAACCGCAAGTAAGTCTTCCATTGAGATGTCCGCGCCGGACAGTATCCCATCAGGTCTGAACGCTTTAGCATCGTAGACTGCAGACATTAATTCTTTAGCACGATGTTGCTCTAGCATTTCACCAGCGTCTTTAAGTGGCAGTGTAGCTATGAAAGCTTTGCCGGGACTGAGTAATGCAGCACATTCATGCGCCGCCTCAATGCCCGGTGCGTCTTGATCCATCAGGAAGGTGACATTTTCATAGCTCTCAATGAACTCAAGATGCTGTTTGATATCAGCCTTGGCCGATTGGGCACCTGATTTAACAGATACCACAGCCCACGTACCGTTGGTCACGGTGGCATAGGCAAGGCAGTCGATCTCACCTTCGGTAATTACCAAACGCTTGCCGCCTGCCTTCCAAAGGTGCTGCCCAAACATAAGGGCGCTCTTCATATCACCAGTACTAAGGAACTTCTTGCCTGCATAGCGTAATTTCTGAGCAATTATCTGCCCGTTGTTGTCACGATATGCTGCTATCTGAACAGTATTGCCTTGGTTATCTTCTCCAATTGAGTATCCAAACTTCTTACAGATATGGTCGTCAATGTTTCGTTTAACTAGGGCCTTATAGACACCCGTGTCGAGTAAGGATTGTGCTTTCTTTGGTGTTCTTTTAGTCATTCGTGTTGCCTTCGTTGAGTCTTCTGGTGGAGTCTTACCGCCACAGCTAAAACATGTACCCCAACCCTCATCGTTCACGCTGTATCCATCACTGGATGGGCATAGAGGGCAGGAAATATGGGTGTCTATCCATTCGGACATGAGCTGTACCTATTTGTATGGTTGGTCTTCAATGGGTTCAAAGTAGATATGAATGCCGCAAGGCTCATCGCCTACGCAGTATCGTTTTGATGCTAGTAATTCCACTATCTGGTCATCATCATTCCAAAACTTCTCAGCCTTGGTCATGACATCAAGTGGGCCTTTGATATAGTTATCAATATCTCCCCTTGGGTATCTCAACTTTCCCTGCTTAGGCTTAAGCACGACACACTCCATCCACAGTCTTAGTGGTCTGTCAGTGATCGTGAACTTAGCTTGGTTACAGATAGGCTGAGATTCCTTACGGAACTGCTCATAGTTCTTGCCGTAGTACGCACCAAACCGCCCGATCCGAGGACGGGAGGCTGGTACTGGCTGAACTGGTAGGAGGAAATAAGAGGCACTAGCGGGTATGTTAAAAGTCTTCTGGTTCGCCTTCGTCATTTGAGCCTTCATTAGGAGTTGGTGTGGGCGGGATGTTGGAGCTTGAGAACTCAGTTGAGTAACCATCTTCATCATCGAACTCGTCACCACCTGATGATGCTGAGCGTTGCTCTAGGAGCTGAACGTTTCGTAGTTGAAGGGCTACACCTTTCATACCGCCTGCTGTGTATGGGATTAGTACAGCTGAGATACGGATGGTATCGCCAGAACTTACAAACACATCTTCTGGTAGCTCGTTGCGTTGAGCATCTACCATGCCGGGTTGGAACTTAGACTTACTGGTTAGCTGGAACATACCGCGTAAATCTTCTTTGCCTTCCTTCTCATCAGCAATGTCGTCACCGCTCTTAATAGGCGAACGATATACTTTAGGTAGCTTGCCCCACTCTGCGATGGCAGCTTCCTTAACGGCAGCTTCAAGCTTAGCTAGGCCTTCAGTAACGCCGGGTTGTGAAGGGTCCATAGTAAGTGTTGTCTTATACTTGCCATCACTGAACTCGTGACCTGAGTCAGGACGAGCGATCCATGCGTATGCTGCTACGCCTACTGGTGTTAGAACTTTGATGAAATTCTTCTTAGTCATTCTTTTGTATCCTTTAGATATCGTATTGGTTTTGTAGTTTGATGGGATCAATTCCCAGTTCGTTAAGCTTGATCGATAGGTCAACCGGGAATGGCTGACCGTGAATCAAGTGATAGAGCACCTCGGAAGAGAGTTCGCTATCACCTAGACTTAATAGTTCGTGCATTTGAAACCTCCAAATCGCGTTTCTTAGCAAGAGGCCCCCCTATTGACCACCCCTTTATTGTCAAAGGTTTACTGTACTTTCTAGCTGAAGAAGTAAGGAGAGTTTAATAGTTCATCCACGTTAAAATCACCTTGAGCTGGAGGCATAGGCAGTTCTACATGTGGTGCATAGGAATGGATGTGCTCCCGGAACTCAGTCAGGTAGTTACCGCTGAAGATTCGGTGCGCTTCTTCCCTGATTACCTTATGGAGGACATCAACCGCATTCTCTCCGCAGTCTAACTGTCCGTGGTGGACACCATAACTGTCGTGTATAAAGGCGGTGGAGCTAACTCCGTAATCATTCTTGAGGCGAAGTGCCACACTCTGGAGTAACCCAGCATCAAAGCTGTGAATGACGTTAGGGCTGGCAGCTAGGTAGTTCTTGCGCTCATCAAGGCCTAAGTCTGAGTCCTCATCCCACAAAGAAAACTGTCCCATCAGTGTCGTAACCTTAGTTTTACGCAGCTTATGGTAAGCCTGTGTGCATTCTACACCGGTTGGCGTCACCCACTTAAGCGGGATCTCCTGTGCTGCGAGAGCTTTAGCACATTGCTGGAAGTATTCCATGATAGTAGAGGCAGAAGTCACCACATCCTTTAGAGCTTCAACTATAAGGTCACGCATGTAAGCAGCGTTGGTTCCTTTACGACCATCAAGGTTATCACAGAAGCCATCCTTCACTAACTGGCTGGCTATTCCACGAGGTGTAACGCCGTAGGGCGTTGTCATTATTGCTCGTTTCACTGTTACCCTTTTGATGTTTCCCATCCACGCTAAGGCCTCCTCTCGGCCTTGTAGAGCGCAATCATTATTAAGCTTAATCACGGCATCCATTACCTCTGTGTACAGGTCATAGCGTTTCTGGAGGCTGCTACAGTTGGTCTTAACCGCACCGGCTGAGTCCTTACCTAATAGAGATAGGATTTGCATTCCATTACATACTCCGTCCATGGCACAGACCGTACGGCTAAGGAAATGTGCAGGATTATCAAGCCTTGTAGCCAATGCATACTCACGGGCTGTCGCTAGAAAAACGTATGGCTCATCGATGGACTCATCTGCCCACAAACGGTCACCGTCCAGAGGGTTTAGACCTGAGTCAACGATTAAGTCGTGGTTTTTATCTACCCAAGCTATCCGCTCAGCCCATGTGGCTTTATCCTGCCCTGCTGTGTTGGCTAACGAAACCTTCAACCAGTGAAGCCCTCGGTCACCTAACGGCTTGGCGTGGTGGAATTGCAACAGACCCTTACAGATCTGGTCACCCTGTGGGTTCAAGTCCTGCGCCATAGGGTATAAACGTGTACGGAAATCTGCAAAGTGTGGGTATGTGTGTCGTGATGAAATTCGTTTGGTCATGTTTTAGTTCTCATGTACTAATAAGTGGTTCTTATAAACTAATAAGTAGTTTCACCGCGTAAGCTACGGGCCATATCAAGTTTGCGGATTAGTGATTCACGTTTGGATTGCATCTTAGCGTTGTCCTCGTGAATTCGGCTTATCATAAGCTTCAATTCAGTGCGTTCAGTCTGATCCATAAGATCCCATTCCTCATCTGTGAGCTTGGCAGGTAGTGGATCGTTTTCAAGGGCAGGCATACCACCTAACTCCCCACCTTCTGCACGTATAACTAACATTGTGTCAAGAATGAAATCATTTACTTGCCACTCAGTGGACTGCACCACGTTTATGGCGTCTAGAAACTTATCGCTCAAGGCTTCCGGGTAGCTGGCTGTGTGTTTGTACATACCAGACCGCATAATCTTGTGCTGAATAATCTCATAGCCGCCTGTAAACCCAGTTAGCTTGCCCTCATCATTGTACTTATGCTCCCAAGGATTAGGTTGGCAGCGCATCGGCACCATATAAGGACGATTCACTTCCAATTGTGCGTTGATATCCGTGATGGCCTGCTGTGCTGCTTCGCTGAGAAACACCCGCCTCTCAGTCTTTCCCGTCTTGTAGACTAGGCGGTCCTCAAACCACCCGCCACCGTGTTTAATCATAAGGTCCAACAACTTAGCCCCTATCTGAACACGCGTGTCTGAGGGCCATTCCTCGTTCTCTATGGCGTCCATCTTAGCCTTCCAACGTGACCATGTGCGGCGGTTAATCGTGCCACCCACTTTAGTGATTAGCCAAGCAGCAAAATCAAAGCCGCCTTGGTCAGCTGCTAAGATCTTGGAGTTCTTTTTCCACCTGTTGAATTCAATCTGTTCCTTAACGGCTTGGCCTATGCGTAGGTTCAAACCTGTGGCTGAACGCCCTTGGTAAGAATCACCACTGGCTCTCTCAGTTAGGATTGTTCTGGCTGTAACTAAGGCAATCTCCTCAGCTGTCAACCAGCCGATCAACCACCACCATTCTTTATGAGCACCACGGCGTCCTGAAGTGATTTCTCGCTTCGCTTCTTCGATGGCGGCTTGGAAGTATGGAACAGCATGAAGCATCATTTCCTTCAATATGATTTGACCGGGCGCTACGTCCCCTAACTCGGCTGATTCATGTTTAACAGTTCCATCACGTCCAACCTTTACTGTACTAAACGTCCCTCTATAACGGTCTTTTCCCCTGTCAATGGCAGCGGCTTCCCAATAGATCTCTCTTTCCTTCTCAGTTATACGCAGAGTATTCTCAGATGCACTTTCTGTCTGTATTATGTCTGTCACGTTCAACAACCCCTTAAATCGCCCTTAACTCTACTAGTTACAAGGTCTTAGTCATAGGTTTACTGTACCCCTTTCACACGCCAATGAGGTGGTCAAATGGGTACATAATTGGGAGGATTCCACAGGCTACGGGGGTTACAGAGATAGTGCTAGACTTATCCCCGTGGCCTGTGGATGACTCTGAGTGTAATGATATTATCTAATAAAATCAACGCTTTGCCGGTTACTACTAGTAAACTGTCTGCATTATGTCTGTACAGTAAACTTAATCATGTCTGTCAAATCAAAGACTTACAGACGGTTCTCATTATAAGCATCTACTAATGTGCCTCCCAAACCCTCTGGTAGAACACCTGCTACATCATTACGCAACAAAGTACCTTTGGTAATAGCATCAGAGGGGCGCATATGAATGTATTTCATACTCATCTCCTCGTTAGCGTGACCTAATAGATGCATTAGTTCCGAAGGTATGATGCCCTGCTCTGTCAGTCTGGTGGCATACGAATCACGTAATGAGTGAACCGTAAACTTACCGTGACGCTTGACGGTGTCAGGGTCGTTTAGACCTGCTCTGTCGATACCCTTGCGTAAGGCACCTAGGCATCCAGTCTTAGACTTTTCATTATCGAAGGCATGTGGGAACACAAACTTTGAGTTCCTTACATCACGATACTTAAACCGAGTCTGCAGCACTTCACGTAGACGGTCAGTCAGCTGCAGCATGTCCGTGCGATCTGTCTTAGAACGATAGACCTTAACGCCTAACCAGTTCACTGTGTCGACCTCATCCCAAAGCATGTTCCTGCCTTCAGACGATCTGACTCCAGTATCGAGGTAGGTTATTAGCAAATGGAAGGTGTCCACAGCCCACAACCTTTGGTTGCGAGGTGCTCGCTCCCACGTACACTTGTTTAAGTAAGTCTTCGTAACAGGATTCATTGCATCGATTAACCTTTGCTCCTCAACTTCTGAAGCAGCACGTCTTTTCTTCTTAACCTTTAACTTCAGATCGTCAAAGTCCAGCTCGTGGTTGATCTTGATGCCCCATGACTTCTTGCATTGCTTCTGGATAGCATGTAGCTGGTCGATCTCTTTGTTGATCGATGCATTAGCGTATCCTTCTTCTTTGCGATGCATGATGATGGCATCTAAATCCCTATTAGTTATGGTAGACCAGAGGCGCTTTGTCTTGAGGCTGTATGGGACGATGCGGTTAGGCACCCGGTACAACTCATCAAGCGGAAACTGTCCGCATATACGCTTCTGGAAGGCCTCAGCCTGTCCTTTACCTGACTCTGACATAAGGGTCTGACGCTTAACGTACAACGCCACAACTTCATCTATAGAAGCCTCGGAATTTAACCCGGCATGTTTATGTGAGAGTTCTCTCTGAACCATTAACGTGGCTATTTCCATAGCTTCGCGTTTGGTCTTACATCCAGTCGACTTACGTTGACCGTTTAGGTGGAAGTTCCAGTTCTGCGATAAAACTTTACCGGAGCTGTCCGTCCTACGGAATAACTTAGTCATGATTTACTCCTTCTTTTAGTAGACATATAACTAAAGTATATACTGTCATTCACGACAAAGGTTTGCTGTTTATTCAAGGTTGCTTAAAACCACCGTCAGCATAAGAACTAGCGATGGAGCTATGGCTACTAGCTTCCAATCCTTGAATAAAGCTACATTATTGTCAAACGAGCTTAATGCAAGGTGATATGGTCCATTTGAGTACCATTTATCACCCTCATCTGTACTACCTACAACCACCTCTGACTGTTTTCCACATAACTCCGTGAACAGTTCTCTGATGCCACGCTCTAGATTCATTCTACCTCCTATAAGGCTTGCTTTAGTGCTTCATAATCTGTGGGTTCAGTACGCTTAGCGTCAAACAGAACTTCAAACGTTTCAGGGTCATAAAACTTCATCAGCTCACGTACGAAACGTTTCACATCAACGCCAAAGGCATCTGCAAAAGCTTTGTACTTAGCCGGTGGTATTTTACCTACACCTGCTTCGATCTGACTGATAAAAGTGTAATACTCTAAACCCACTTTATGAGCTAGCTCACGTTGGGTGTATTCGTTCGTAGTTCTAAGTGTTTTGACGACCAAGCCACCTTGCTTTCTAGCAGTTTTGGACTTATTGTCAGTAGCTTTATGATGTAAAGCCATTGGACATCCCTCCTGAGTGGTTTTACTGTCAGCCTACGGTTTCCGTATGTAGGACAGACTATATGATGCAGACCTCTACGATTACTTTAAGTCTACAGTTGGGGAAGTCTACCATCTATTCTTTTTATGGTCTTCTTCCTTCACTGTGGTCTTAGGGTAGTCTTTAAGTAGGGTCTTTATCTTCCGCTCTTAGCAAGAGGGCCTTGTATTGACACATGGTCATTTTAGCCCCCGGTTAGCTTGCCAATGCGTTAGCTGAAGTATCTCATTGTGCCTATAACCATAGCAATTAGTGTCCAAAAAACAGGTACTAGGTAACCATAATTATTATACATAATGAATAACTCCTCCTAACTGGCGTTGTACAGCCCAACAACTACTAAGAGTTGGTAGAGTGTACGGGAAAACAAGGCCTAATAGTATGAAATATTTAAAGTTTCTGCCTTGAGTCAACTCAAAAGAGTTGCGGTAGATCACGTCTGGCATGATCTACGACAATGCTTCTGGTTTAATGGGTATGAGCAAGTATTTTAATGACGTGATCTTGTACAAAGTTACACGCCAAGGTATTAACTGGCTTATCAGTGAATAGGTAATGACGCATACCCCAATGAAATGGGATTATACGAGCCTGACCATGTGGTTCCGTGCAGCTCTGGCCTGTAAAGTAGAAGGTTCTCGACTTGTAGTTGTGACCAGTCGCCCCGGTAAGCTTAAACCTGACGTTGGTTAGACTTTCAACCGTCATAAAACGATATTCAGTGACGTTTGGGCCGGATTGGCTTGTTGTAACGCTTAACACGATGTCGCCCGGCTTAAGGTTGGCTTTAAAATGAGCCTTTACAGCCGCCTTTTCCCAGCCTAGGTGATATTCGAGAGCGTTAGGGCTTTTAATAGTGGTCATGGCGTAATTATCCTTTTAGTTGTGACTGACGTATGGCTAAACTATCCCAAACATCTTGCCAGTGTATAGCTGTAGACGCGCTCAACGCTGTTTGTACGTTGTCATAATAGTAAGGCCTTTCGTTTGTATTAATTGTGGTTTGGTTGTGCATTGAGTGCCTTAACGTGACGCTTAACCGTTGTGCTTTTGCGTATACTTGGGTTTTAGTCTTCATTGTTTTGCTTCCTTTTAGTTATTTATCTAGTTCATTGAATAGCCGTGGATGGCTTTGTACTGGCGTTCAGCGTTCTTTTGTTCACGCTTAGGCAATGTGTCCCAGTGCGTTATAAACGTGTCAAAAGCCCTCTCCTGCCTAACCATGCCTTGGCGATACAGCTTGTTATCTTCTGGGTATTCAAACTCGCCGGTATCCGCTATTACATCGTTAGCATTCACAAGGTCCGAATATTTACGATCCGCTATATACATGCGGTTAACGGTGGCTTGATGGGTTTTGTTGATGGCTGTAATTACGATCATCTTTATACTTCCTTTTGTTTTACGTTTGGTTTAGATTCTTATGCAGTGCGGCTAATTTCTTTTTAGCCCCTTCTTTTAGCGTTATATCGGGGCCACCTCTTAACCAATCCCCATGATAGTTCGCACTGTCATTTTCGATAGAATGAATAGCCTGAGTGATTGCCTCGACAGTTTTGTAATAGCTCACATTAATGCTTGTAGCTCTCATGATTGCTTCCTTTTGTTTTACGTTTGGTTTACTCGGTGGCTCTCGTACTGAAAACCACCTGATAAACTCAAAAGAGTTCTAGTTGTTCAGCCTCTGGAAATAATTCTAATTGCATGGCTATTGCTCCCTGCTGGCGACTTCGTAGAGAACACCCACGAAGGCAGATAGAATTAAGAAGGCCGGAAGGCCAAACACTAGGGGCCACGTATGGGCTAAAAACTCAATAGATCCTATTGTTATGCTGTCTGGTAGATTCATTGTCATGATTCCTTTAACGTATGTTTACTGGATTTAAGCGGCTAGAAAAGTGGTTTGGTGTTCTGGACGTACAAAACCGGAGGTGTCGCCTATCGCGTCACCCTTGGCACGTAGCCCAACAATAACACCCTGCTTATCTTCTGGCCTATAGTCGGTTAGATCCCCATCGATCACAGTGGCGGTAACGCCGTTAATTGTGTAATGGGTTGGTAATGGTTGGTTGCGCTTAGTGGTGAACACTGCCGCCACGTTACGACCGCGTGACAGTTCGCCAGCTGCTAACGCATCGTTGTTTTCAGATAAACTAAACGTTAACGAGTAATAACCTGGCACGTTACGGTTTGGCACTTTTGTATAGTCGTAGATGGTAGCTTCTGGCGCTGCCGAATGGATTAGCTCAATAACAGTCATGAAAACGCCCACATGGTTAACCTTTGACACTTCCCATTTAATATCACTAGTTGCGTTAGGTCTAAACGCTAGGGCCATGTTTAGCTTGGCTGCTTTAGTGCGAGCGGATATAACTTCCTTGATTAGCAGAGCGACAAACAATGGGCGGTTCTCGAAGTATAAGCGCGTCTTAGCCGTTCTCGCGGCCTCTTTACCTGCGGCATACATTGGGTTACCTGCAGTGTTTAAGCATGCCTCTTTGCAGCCGTCAGAAGCCATGGCACAGGTATTGTAACCACTCACATTAGATGGCGCTAAGTGTAACGGGAAGGTTAACACGCCGTTTTCCTTGGCGTTCTTTGCTACCTTTGGATTGCTTAGTGGATCTGCAAAGAGCGACCCTTTAACCTCATACTCGCGAGCTAAGCGCATCAGAGCGGCTTTAGTCATTAGGTTATAGGTGTCGAATGCTGAAAAGTCAGTTTTCTTTAACATGGTTATGCTTCCTTTTAGTTTGATACGTTTAGTTACTGCGGGTTTACTCGGCGGCACTGTTAGGCAATGCCGGCCTGATAAACTCGTTTATTGTCAAAGAGCGGTCGCGTTTCGGCGAGAAATCCATTAGAGCGCATACAGTAAACCTTTGTCAACAGTGCACGAAACGAAAAAACAGTGGTGTGCAAGTGTTTGAGCTAACCGAATCAGAGCGAAACGCCCACGCCGTAACGCCTCCATCCCATACAATAGCGATCAAATGAGTATCAAATTAAATACACTAAATCTATATACAACACTGCTAGTAACGATAAAGCCCACCAATAGCAGGCGATACGCTTAACGGTGCGCGTTACTGTCTGTCTAATGTCTGTTAGCTAGTGATTTGATGAGCAATTAGCAAGCCTTGAGGCCCACCCCCACCCATCCGATTTGAGCCATCGTTGTGTCCAAGCCGAGGGGGTAGGCGGGGGGTAGCGTTAGTGTGCGCGAGGGGATATATGACCTTACGAATCTTCCCGTAAAATTGAAAGCACCCTCCCGCCTCACCACCGCCTCACGCACCGTCTAACACCCCGTCCACCCTACCTATACATCGCGTTGGGTTATAACTGAACGACTGCCATCCGTCCTCCTACGGCCTCTGATAGACACTACGTTGCTACCTAGTTCCCTGCCTGCGAAACCACCCTGTGCCATCTCCATAAAGTCTTCAATCTCCTGCTCCCACCGGGAGTCTAGGACACCTTGACGAGCTTCATCTACGGATTGACCCATCGACTTCTGCCAGTAAGCAACAGCACCTGCTAACGCATCCACCCTATCGTCATGCTTTAAGCATCCACGGTCACGAGTGATGTGTGTAAGCTGGTACATAAGGGAGTACACATGGTCTGTATTCTTGACATCGGAACGTATGAGAGCTTCATCCATCACTAAACGGTGCTGCGTCATGACAGGCTCAAGGGTATCGATGATACGCCCTTCCTTATGACCCTTAGCCCATTCAGATTCCTGCACAGTACAACCGCCGGGCCAGACCTTCTGAAGGATAGGACCGAATGAAGTAACCCATAGTCCCTGTCCGTAGTTAGGTTCTACCTCTACCACGTTAACTGAGAAACGTTTAGCATCTATAGCGATCTGCTGCATGGCTTCTGCTGGGTCACCCTTAAGGCCACCTACATGGAGGACGTACATGATGCCATTCAGTGTAGACACAATGGCCCATGCTGTTTCATCCTTACCACGACCTGCGGGGTCAACGAATAGCACCGTACCGTCATAAGCTTCCCACTCAGTATCAGTGAAGAGAGGCCTTAAGAAGTGGTCACCAGAGAACCCTAGGTTACTAATGTCTCTGATCTGATTCTTCTTATCACTGTCACGACCCCACTGTACCTGCAAGGGTGCCTTGACGGGGTTAGTAGAGAACACAACCAAGTCGAACTGACGTAATGGATAACGCTCAGCATCAGACAGACTCGTATCGAGCATGTACTGTAGGGCGTATGTAGCTCTACCCTTAGACTCGATGGCGACCATCTCGTCATGACCGAAGCGAGTATCAGTTACCTGACCATTCTCTAGTAGACCATTAGCATGCTTACGCTTTAGGTAAGGCGCTAAGATGTTTACATCCTCACCTGTTAACTCGTCACGTAGCACGTAGTTCTTCAACTTGTCTACTGTGGGATAACGTACTGGGATTGTGAATGTCCGGAACTGCATGGCCTTAACGAGTACGTTGTAGATAGACTCTTCGGTCTGTGGTGTACCCAATAGGATGATGTCACCCTTACCATGCTCTGTCTTGGTGATAGGCACGAAGTCAGACTGTACGACCCTAACGATTCTCTGTCGGGCTTCCTCTGTGAGGGAGTTCTTCTCTACCTCGATATCGTCTGCGATCAGTAACGTAGCACGACTACCTGTAATCTGGGAGGTGATGCCCCTAGCAGCTACGGAATAGCTCTGGGACAACGAACTGCCTGACACATCGAACTGGTCAGCCTGATCTCTACGTGCAGCTCCTTTCTCACGAGCGCCTTCTATAAGCCACTTGAGGATTGGCATCGATGAGATGATACCTTTAGTCTGCGATACGAACTCCTTAGCCTTACTACCTGCGGCAGATACAACTAGGATCTTCTCGTCACGGGGGTTACGCATGAGCCGCCATATAGCGAAGGCTGATGTGATATAAGATTTACCTGCGCCACGGAAGCATCGAACAATGTCTTCACGAGGGTTTTCATACAGCGAGGTTAGTTGATGATTGTCTAACTCAATAGCTTCAGCTGTGTCGTAACCGTACTGTAGACGGTGGGCTATCTCATACTGTGCCTCTGTTGGGGGCGGTAGTCCGAGGTGGTGCCACACAATGGCTAGGAAGTTACGAAAGTCATCAAACGCAGGCCATAGTTCTTCAGGGAACGCGGCTTGCCAGTGAGGCTTATCGTCAATCATGTAGGGGTTGAGCATAGGCTTGCCTTAATGATGGGTAGTGAAGAGGCACGAAGCCTCCTCGATTAACGAAGGGGTTGTGAAGCCTCCTCGATTAGTTAGTTGCCTTGATAGGCATTACGTTGGTGTACTTCTTAAGGGTGTCGGACAGGTTATTGTCTGTCTGGACAACCATCTCTTCAGGTGGGAACTGCTTTAGAAAGTTAACAGCAGCGTTAAGTGTGCTTGCGGGTGCAGGTATTTGCTCGCCAGACCGTGGGTCTAACTCACCGTTCTCTACCCGGTCACATAAAGATTTAAGTAGCGAACCCTTGAGGTCAGCACTAGTTTTTTTCATCGGGTTATTCCTTTAGCTTTCTCGTAGCTTCTTAGTCCACCTAATCCTAGGAGGGACATGACGAGAGTTGAGAGTTCAGCCGCTTGGATAGCGGGGAGTTCTGCCGGTAATGCATGGAATGCGTTGATGAGTCCAGCAAACGGGAGGATAAGGAACTGGTAACCAAGACCAATTGCACATACCCACCCTATTGCAGGACGCCATCCAGCCACAAACACGGAGCTATGCTTAGCGCCTTCGATGTTTGCCATCGCTTGTAAGTTGTGGGGTTTCTGGAGGACTTCGGTCAGTCGAAGGGTAGCATTCGCTTTCTCTTCGTCAGACGTGAACAGGTCATCAAGACCTTCCATGACACTCCCAGCAATCCCCGCGAAGGGATTGAGAGATGCCATGTTGTTTTTCCTAGTTTGTTATAGGGCCGCTAGTTTAAGCACACCCATAATTCCTAATTGGTCCGCAAACACAACAGCGCCTGCGCCCATAGCAATCCATTTGATTTGCTTGAGAGTCATGGTGATTATTTCAAGGGTTGTCTTTAAGTCAGTGGAGGTTTGCTTGAGGATAGAGATTTCATTCTCATGACCATCAACTCTCCACTCTATCTTAGTGACTCTTTCGTTATATTGGTCCATACCATCCTCCATAGATAGTCCCTGTTGCTGGTTGTTTCATTGGTGGTACAGAGATTGAAGGGGACTCAGTGGCTAAGGGCGTAAACTCCCAACCCCAACCAAGTCCAACTTCCTCTGAG